GATTTGAGTTTGGGGTTTAGCGTGACAAGTTTGCGAGGGTGATCGGAGTAATCAGTGAATAGCTCTCCGCCTACAATGACGTCATAACCATGATTTCTGGTTTTCTGCCGTCCGTTATCAGTTCCCTCTGACCATGCCAGCATATCGAGGAACGCCTTACGTTGATTATTGATTTCCACCATCTTCTACTCCGGCTTTTTTAGCAGCGAAGCGTTTGATAAGCGAACCAATCGAGTCAGTACCGATGTAGCCGATGAACACGCTCGTTATATAAGCGAGATTGCTACTTAGTCCGGCGAAGCCGAGAAGGTCACGAATGAACCAGGCGATAATGGCGCACATCGTTGCGTCGATTACTGTTTTTGTAAACGCACCGCCATTATATCTGCCGCGAAGGTACGCCATTGCAAACGCAAGGATTGCCCCGATGCCTTGTTCCTTTGCCGCGAGAATGGCGGCTAACAGGTCATTTTTTTCTGGCATCTTCATGTCTTACCCCCAATAAGGGGATTTGCTCTATTTAATTAGGAATAAGGTCGATTACTGATAGAACAAATCCAGGCTACTGTGTTTAGTAATCAGATTTGTTCGTGACCGATATGCACGGGCAAAACGGCAGGAGGTTGTTAGGGCAACCTCATGCCACCCGCTTTCACGAAGCCAGCCATTGCGCTGGTTTTCTTTTATGCAAAGCACACCGCACCGTAGCCACAGCGGATAAGGTGATTATTTTTGTCTGTCTGGTATTTGGTTTGATGTGCTTTCAGAAAGGCCGTGCTTAAAACGCAAAAAGCCCCGAGATATTAACTCAGGGCTTTATTTAACGAGTGCATTTATCCATCGTTGATGTCAAATTTACCCAACTTTATTCAAAAAGTCAATATCATGCCGTTAATATGTTGCCATCCGTGGCAATCATGCTGCTAACGTGTGACCGCATTCAAAATGTTGTCTGCGATTGACTCTTCTTTGTGGCATTGCACCACCAGAGCGTCATACAGCGGCTTAACAGTGCGTGACCAGGTGGGTTGGGTAAGGTTTGGGATTAGCATCGTTACAGCGCGATATGCGGCGCTTGCTGGCATCCTGGAATAGCCGACGCCTTTGCATCTTCCGCACTCTTTCTCAACAACTCTCCCCCACTGCTCTGTTTTTGCTATATCTACCGCACGGCCTGTACCGTGGCAATCTCTGCATCTTGCGCCCGGCGTAGCGGCACTACGGCAATAATCCGCATAAGCGAATGTTGCGAGCACTTGCAGTACCTTTGCCTTAGTATTTCCTTCAAGCTTTGCCACGCCACGGTATTTCCCCGATACCTTGTGTGCAAATTGCATCAGATAGTTGATAGCCTTTTGTTTGTCGTTCTGGCTGAGTTCATGTTTACCACAGAATGCAGCCATTCCGAATCCGGCTTGTGATTGCGCCATCCCCATAGCAGCCATCACATCAGTACCGGAAAGAGAGTCAGAAGCCGTAGCCCGTGGTGAGTCGCTCATCATCGGGCTTTTTGGCGAATGAAATTTAGCTACGCTTTCGAGTCTCATCGTCTTCCCCTCTTGCCCTGTTTGACCATCAGGACGCCGTTAACTATTACGTGACGCTCGCCTTTGCTGTCTCGGTTGTACTTGAGCACTGTTCCTCTTGCGCAGGAAAGCATCCTCGCCACTTCGGTCTGATTGCCTCGTGTCTGGATAAGAAGCTCTGGTATCGTTTGAATTGTGGCGTTCATACGTTCTCCAGTTCGGTGATTTTTATTCCAAGCCTTCCGCCTGGTACTTTCACGCCACGAATTACGCGAATGTCATCGAATTGCTCGTCGTCTTCCGCAAATCCGGCGTGGATAAGAGAGTCGAGTAAACCTTTCAGGATGTTGTCGAGGTCGCGGCGGCGGGAGTCTGGAACGTCTGCGATGACTTTGATGCGGAGTCGTGATTTGGTGAAAATATCTAACTTGAGTTGGCGGATGATTTGCTGAACTTCTTTTCGGTATTTCTGGCCTTTATCGCTGATGTAGTATTGGCTTCCCCGTCTTCGCCAGTAGGTGTTCACCGACGGCGGGTATGGAAGCACAAACTGATATTCGTTCATGGCTTAATCTTCCCCTCCTTCAGCAGTATCGCCTGCGTCCTGATCACGCCTTCGAGGTGGTAAAGTCTGGCGTCTTTGTTGTCGAGGTTATGGGTGCGTCGGTCGATTTCATCGTGACACGCGCTACAAGCCCACGCACCGATCAGGTCGTCAGGCTTCATCCCCGTTCCGCAAATTCCAGCCATCCGGTAATGTGCCAGAACTGTAGTTTCAGGATTGCCATTGCATATGCCGTAAATACGTACCTGGCATTCTCTGCCGCGCGCTTCTTTGCGTAGGTTAGCCATTATGGTTCACTCCAGTAATTCTCAATTGCAGCAGCCATTCTCTGCATCCACTCAGCCAGCTTTAACGCGGCTTCTCTTTCAGAACCACATTTAGGGAAATCCTTCATTTCCATGCTGGCCTTATATGTTCTGAATGCCAGGTCTCCGGTAATAATCAGCTCCTGATCAAGCACCGAGCGTTTATTCCGGTGCTGAACGTAATAGACAGATTCAGTCCGCATTTCTTCTCTGTCTTTTTTGAAGGAAATAAGCTCAGAGAAATCACTCATCGTCTTCTTCCTCGTACATTGAGCTATTCGGATCGCTCATCAGTTCTGCACAGCAGTGCTCACACACGTGAACTTCCAGCACATGCAGCTTCTGACCGCAGTTAGCGCACGTTAAAGCCCGCTCGACGCTTTCTTTCTGGTATTGAAGGGATTGGGATGGGCTAAGCATGGCTTTCACCATTAAAAAGTCGCTTGTAAGCATCAATGTCTCGTTTTGCTTCACCGAGCTTTCGTCTTAATTCCATGTTTTCTGATTCAAGCTTTTCCATGTCTTGTTGGTATCGATCGCGGTGTTCTTTCCATGCTTTTTGATACGCCTTCATGTATGTCATGTTGGCCTTTCTCTTTGCCTGACGAACTGCGTGGTGGTTTTTCACAAACCAGTCAGGGTCGTTAAATGCTGCTCTGGCGCATGTATACCAATAATTTGTTGCCTCCCTGTTTAGCCAATAAATACTGATAAATGGCAACCGGATAGACACCATTTTTCGTTGTGACTCTTTCTCGCCAAACATGTGGCCTTTTTTGATGCTAAGTCCAAATCCAGGTTGAATTAAAAGCATTGTCATTTCCTCGCACGATGTCTTAGCCACCGGATATCCCACAGGTGAGCCGTGTAGTTAAAGGTTTTTACGTCAGATTCTTTTGGGATTGGCTTGCGTTTGTTTCTGGAGCGTTTCGTTGGAAGGTATTTGCAGTTTTCGCAGATTATGTCGGTGATACTTCGTCGCTGTCGCCTCATGCCGCCCTCCTGACGCCCTGCCCGATCGCCATCAATGCCGCTTTGGATACGGTAGTAAACATCCGTCGAGGACTGATGAACGGTCGCCAAATCAGCAGCATGGAGCCTTTGCTGTTTCCCTTCTTCTCCAGCCCTGTCGATGGTTCGATAAAATTAATCCGTCCATCAGTGATAATGCGAACTTCGTCAACGCTCTCCAGAGCCTTGCTGAACCATCCGACTGACATATCCTCTGGCACAAGCATAACTACCGTCTGTCGCTGTTGTATGCACTGCTCAGCGGCTTTTTCCACCCACGGCCTGATATTGCTGTACGGTGGGTTATTCCAGATTGCACCGTGGCTTACCCACTCAGAATTGAGCGCGTCGTCGGCCTCAGTTAGCCAGTGAGCACACAGAGCATTTTTGTCGCTCGCTGCCGAATCCAGCCAGAATCCAAACTCAATATCCAGTGCATCAAAAAGCCAAAGCGGCGTTTGCCAGCAGTCCTTGTCGTGTGCCGGCGTATTTGATTTGATAGTCATGCAGCCCGATCTCCCCATCGCGCTTTCCATTCGAGAGCCAGTCGCGCTTCGTCTGACCACTTAACGCCACGCTCTGTACCGAATGCCTGTATAAGCTCTAATAGCTCCGCAAATTCGCTTACACGCATCCTGCTGGTTGACTGGCCTATTACCACAAAGCCATTCCCGGCAAGGTTAGGAACAACGTCCTGCTGCTTTAATGCTGCGGTAAACACACACTTCCAGCTTTCTGCATCCAGCCAGCGCCCATGCCATTCAACCTGACGAGAGACGTCACCAAGGCAAGCCCAAAGCTTTCGATTCTGGTCTAAGCTGCGGTTGCGTTCCTGAATGGTTACTACGATTGGTTTGGTTGGGTCTGGAAGAATTTTCTGTACCGCGTGAATAGCGTTTTGCTGATGTGCTGGGGATCGAATTTCAAAGGTTAGTTTTTTCATGACTTCCCTCTCTAACAGATTTCAGGTTATTCCACTCCGTTACCGCACTGCGATAATTCGCGGCCGCCACAGCAGCGTGGTTAGCGCAGTAGATTTGGCACCCGTTCTCCATGTCGAATATTGTCGGTGATTTTCCGCATTTACATTTCTTGGCACGCGGTGCGTCTGAACACATTCCGTTAACGGTGTCCATCAGGATTCCCCTCGTTCTTAATCCAATAAAAAAGGGCTACTGTGTAAATAGCCCCTGTTATTAACTCAGTGATGTAGATGGTCATACGTCAGCCCCTTGCGCATATCGTCTGCCACGCGCAGCAGGTGCATTTGATGCTGTGCAAATCAGTCTGGCTTCATCCTGGTTACATGCAACAAAGTGTCCGTTACAGAACCGCTGGTAAACCGTACCAAGCGAGCCAAAACGGTTTTTCGTCACGATGATTTCAGCAAATGGCGCGGCGCTACTGTTCTCGTCATATACCGCTTCCCGATAGAGCATGATGATTGAGTCTGCGTCCTGTTCAATGCTTCCTGAATCACGCAAATCTGCGTTTGTCGGGCGTTTGTTTGGTCGCTTCTCAACATCTCGCGAAAGCTGACTCAGGGAGATAACAGGCGTTTTCAGGTCCTTCGCCATCGCCTTCAGGCTTCCGGAGATGTGAGCAATTGCAAGGTCGTTGCGGTCTGCTTTCGGCTTCTCAATCAGGCCAAGATAATCCGCCATGATGAGTGACAGGTTTGGGTTTTCCTGTTTGTGCCGTTCTGCGATTGAGCGTATTTCTTCGACCGATAACCGCGAGGCATCGACTACCCATACATCCAAATCTGCAAGCTGACTCATGCCGTTAGCAACACGCGCCCAGCCTTCGTCATCCATCGATGCAGGATTTCGCAGTACGCTAACCGACATCCTCCCGGCGTTGGCAATGCTTCGCTCTGCAATCTGCAATGCGCTCATTTCCATTGAGAAAATCAATACTCCGCGCCGGACGTCAGAACCAGGAATAACGCGGCTTGCAACGCCTTCGGCAATCTTCAGCGCCAGTTCGGTTTTCCCCATACCAGGACGAGCAGCGATTATCACAAGGTCTTCCGCGTTCATCCCTCCGGTGATGGCATCAAGTTCTTCGATTCCGGTCTTCAGGGTATCTGACTCTTCTCCGTTCCTCAGACGCCTGTCAAGCGTGTCAGTGTAGTCGGTGATGATTTCCCCTAACCGCACAGGTTTAACCTCGTCACGTGGCTTTCTGATGGCTGAAAGACGCTTTACAAGTTCATCCATCGCCTGACTCGATGCGTCGATGGTTCCGCTCTGAATTGGTTCACGCATTTCATCCATGATTTCCAGCACCAGACGGCGGTGATAGTTATCCGCGACCATTCCGGCATATCCCTTCAGGTTTGCGGCACTCGGGCAGTTCTTACTGGTCATCAGGATTGACGTGAAATGCTCCTCTCCGCACGCCTCGGCAACCATCAGCGCGTCGATTAGGTTTCTGTTTCTCGCCTGCTTCCGGATAACCTCGAAGGCTTTCCGGTAGAGCGGAATTGAAAACGCTTCCGGCTCCAGCGTTGCCAGAACGTCACTGGCAGTTGGTGTTAATCCACCAATCAGCAGGCCACCGATAACGCTCGCTTCGATATCCTGTTTCATGCAATCCCCCTGTCTGCAAACTTCCCTTCCCGAACTCCCGTTAACGAATCTTCCCTCAGCAGGTAATCAAAATCAGCCGTCCATCCCGTGTCGTTGTCTCCGAAGTAAAACGGCTTGGCCTGATGCACAAACGCCCTGACATACGCTCTGAAACCGTCCACGTTTGGCGTTTTCAGTTGCGTGATGATTTTCTTCAGGCGGCGTTTGCGTTTCTCGTTGACCGCAACAGCATGTGGAAGTCTGTCACCAACTTCGGTGTTGTAGGCGTTCAGGAAGGATTCGTAGTCGATTCGTTCTGCCTTTCGACGTTCAGGTTTAACCTGCCCATCGCCTCCCCCATTGGGGGGTAGGGGGGTATTTGTATTTATTGTCTTTTGTATATTGTCTTTTGTGTTTGACTGATTCGGTAAATTGCTTTTTACCGATTTAGTGAAGGTTTGTTTTACCGAATTGGTAAATGTTTTACCGAATCCGTTAACTTTCGTTTTCCACTCGGAAATGTTTGTATTCATACCAACTTGACGCCCTACCTGAATGAGAACTCCCATTCTGATAAGCTCGTTTTTGGCGGTAGAGCATTTGGTTGGTGCCATGCCAGTGAGTTCAGCGAACTGTTCGTTTCCGATCCAATCTATTTTTTTGTTGTAACCGTATGTCTTGCGCCACACAGCCATAACAATCAGTAACTGATGTAGAGTAAGTCCAGAAAGCATGGCGGCTTCTAACAGTGTGTTTGCAGTCCGAGTGTAGCCATCTTCGAGTTCTGCCACGCGATGCTCCACGACCTCCAGTTGAGGCCTGTAATCAGCTAACTTAACGAC